GTGTTCTTATACATATGATCTCTGGAGATCTCTTAAACCACCTCCAGTATTATATACTGAAACATTACTATTATCAACTGTATTACTTGATTGATTAAAACCATTTTGAATTCTTGATAAAATCTCAACGTTTTGCTTTAATAGTTCAATTTGCATTTTTTGGTATGTATTAGATTCAAGAGATAAATCATTATTTGTATTTAAATTATCGGCAATTCCCCCGTTCGAATCTATCAATTGACTAAACCCGTTTAAATTAGTTGATTGCATTTCTTGTAATACCGTATTATCTAAATTAGATGAACTACCCTGCTCATCTTCACTACCTGATGGCGATGAATCGAATGCTGATTTTAAAAGTGATATATTATCTGCAGCTTCTTTAAATTTTATATCAGGAGATGCTAAACCTAAAAAGGTTTTATCTTCACCGAATGGGTTCCATTTTGCTTTAACAACTCCACCCATAATTGCTGCTTCAATTAACGGTATTGAACTCATAAGATCATCAGCAAAATCTTTAAGCTTAAAATTAAATTTAAAATCTGCAAATGTCTTTAATTTACCCATTGCTGTAGTTAATCGTTCTATTGCATTTGCACCTGCATCAAGCTTATCTGCTTTTTCACCAATTAACATCATTTGATCGAAAGGATTCTCACTTCCCATAAGAAATCTACCAACTTTAGCTAACCCATCTAATACAGCTCCAGCTAAATTACCAGCACCTAATGTAACCATTGCTGTTGATATAGCAATTGCTGCAGTCGGAACTTTAAGTATATCGGTCATATCAAGACTTTTACCTACTTCACCGAAAGCTCCTAAACCTTCAGCCATATTAATCATTAATGTTTTAATACTACCACCTGGATCGCCATCAGACATAAATCCTATAACTGCATCATTTGCAGCTAGACCGGTAAAGAAAGCGCCTAAACCGAGTCCGATTAGACCCATGCCTACTGCTGCGCTACCTGCAGCAGGACCGAATAATGCACCAGCTCCAAGTAAAACAGTTAATGCAATCATACTCGGTCCTGAAAAAGCTCCTAAACCTTCAGCAAGGTTAATCATTAAATTTTTAATACTTGAACCATCACTACCGATAGCACTAGCTCCTTTATCACCTACAGCTAAACCAGCCAAAAATCCACCAATACCTAAACCTATTAAACTCATCCCAACTGCTGCTTTACCAGCGACCTTTGCTCCACCAACTACTCCAAATAATGCGCCCGCTCCGAGTAATACTCCCATTGTTTTCATACTTGAACCGGTAAAAGCTCCTAAACCTTCAGCAAGGTTAATCATTAAATTTTTAATACTTGAACCATCACTCTTAAGAGCACCAGCTCCTTTATCACCCAAAGCCAAACCAGCAAAGAATCCTCCAAGACCAGCACCAACAGCTGTCATACCCACCGCAACTTTAAAACTAGCACCTAAACCACCAACTACCCCGAATAATGCACCAGCTCCAAGTAATGCTCCAATTGCAACAAGACCTTTACCTGTAAACCCTGATAAACCTTCACCAATATTTAGCATTAACGTCTTTAAATTGCCTCCACCACCTAATTTACCAATTACTACATCAGCAGCTCCAAATGCAACTCCGAGACCAGCTATACCAATTCCGATACCCATTACCGACATTAAGGCTTTCATCAAACCACTACCACCTTCTTTCGGTGATACATTTACAGGTTTAACACTTTTTTGTTGAGATGTACCAAAAACTGCAAACAAATCTTGCATAGCATCTCTATTAAAATCCTCAATAATAACTGATTGCGGTTTTTTATAAAGCTTTTCAGGTTTAGATGTTGCTTTTGTATCAACACCGCTATCTTTATCGAGTCTTTTTTCTATGTTAACCACACGGTCAACCAATTTACTATTAACCTTAGTTAACATCTGTAAAGCATCTGATAGTGTTTTATCCATATATATTATTTATTAGAAAGAAAAGGGGTTAATTGACTGTAATAAATTTGAAACACTCAAATATAAATTACTACTAACTTCATATTTATCGTAGACCCATTTAACATTATAATTATTAACACCTTCACTACTAGCATCGTATTGACCTTGTCTTTGATCTATACTAGTTGGAACACAATTATAAAATCTCCAGGTTTTTCTTGGTATTTGAGATAAACCTTCCTTACTCCTTGTATACTGAACAACGGTTATGTTAGTTTTAGGTGATTTTAACCTTTCAATAGGGTCAGATTCATCTCTTGCAACATAACCAAAATGACTGGCCATAATCATCCACGGTCTTATTACAAAATCTAGAAATGAAGTGTTTGTTTCTCTAAAGGTTGTTTGAAATTCATTTTCAGAAAAAGCACCTCTATTACCTAATATTGTACCGGGTATAAATCCTCTATTATTTTCAATAGTTGCATTAGAGTATCCTAGAGTTTCACCAGCTATTTGAAATCCATGCGTAAAAATACAACCTATAATTGATTGATTTTTAAAATTAGTTAACACATTTTTAGGTATACTCATATCAAACCCTGTTGAATGAACGTTAGGCTCTAACTGTTGTAATACTGTCGTGTTTAAACCTGGAGGAAAGTAATCAAATAACACAATAAACTGAGTATTTAAGGGTATAGAATTTGTCCATTGGGACATACTATCAAGAAATAGGTCTCTTGTACTGATTAACGGTTGCAGTGGTATATTCGTACCTAAAAGAGATACCCCCGGTTGAGAAATACTACCACCTGCTAATCTATTACCAATACTGCTAGCCCCTTGGATAGCATTATTTATGGAATTAAGTATTTTTGTTTCTGGCATTAAGAATATTTAATACCGAAGTATATACTTAAGTTAAACTACCTGCGGTTTGTTTAAAATAGTGGTATGACACTTCAACATCAAACTCTGATATAGTACCAGCTTCTGTCATGTTATACTCAATTGATCCAACCTTTTTAATGGCAACACCTACTAATTGAAATTGCGCTATTCTATCAAGCTGCTTATTAAGCAGAGATAGGTCAATGACTGCATTAGCATTAGGCATAAAGTAGTTACCAGTTGAATCTTCATCATTAAACGTATCATTAATTACCTGTAAGAATTTATCTCTCAGAGCATAAGACTCATCACATCTAAACTTTAAAGTATATGAACCACTACCAGGGTATTCAACAACACCTGGTACGTTAAATTTTAATCCCATGTATGGTACTTCTGTACTAGTAATAGCTTTATCAGGTAATGTAGCAGTAGTGACATATACTAAATCATCTTCACTAAAATCAACGGTTGAACCATCACCGAAATCTAAATTCAAAACTCTAAATAGATTAGATCTTGCAAAGTCTTTTGATTGGGCTTGGGTGTAGAAATTCTGTATTGTTTGTCTTGTGTCTGCCATGGTTATAATTATTTATTCAATTTTATATAATTTAGTTAGGTAGCCAGCAACATTTTATAAGTAGTTCCACTAATATTAACATTTACAAAATGTGTGGCTGTTAACGTCGTCGTGGAGGTAGCTGTTTGATTAATTTTCAATGAGTTAACCTGAGCTTGACCAGTTATAGTTACTGCAGCGAAGGTTGGACTATCTCCTGTTTGTACCCCGAGATCTAATTCAAAAGTTGCATCACTAGATCTCATAGCACTTAACGAACCTTGGCTTTGACTTATAATTTTAATAATGCTATCCCCGGAATCCTCTTCAATATTTTCAATCTGACTACTTAATGTTAATATGTCAGTTTCAATACCAGCTATATCAGCATCAGAGACTTTAGTTTGAACATCAGCAGATAAAACATCGATTGTAGATGAAAGAAACGTTAGATCAGTAGCTACACCACCACCTGCATCATCGATAGCTCCTGATAGGAAATCAATATTACCTGTATTTATATCAACTGCTCCACTTATATATATAACATCTGAAGTTAACTTGCTAATTTGTATAGGAAATGCACTAATATTAGATGTGACTAGAGTACCGTAAGATATTTTATTTGATGTATTTGATACATAATCTACTATATAAAAAAGATCATCATCACTAATTGTAGTTATTAACGGTAAATCGGTTATTCTTTGATTAGGCATATTATATTACGTTTATTAAAAAACCTCCTGAAAAACTAAATGTAGATGTACCTATTACAATATCTTGCGTTACTCCAATATCTACATATCTTTGGATAGAATTATTATCCTCTGATAAGTTGCGTAAATCCCCGGTATTAATCAGTACATCACTACTAAGACTTGCGAGATCGGTTGTGGCTGCAAAAGTACTAACGGCCCCTGTAAACGAATCCGCTGCAATAAATTGTGAACTAAGAGATGATAAATCTGCGGATATTTGATTAATATCTGACCCGACTAAATTTTCATAAGTTATTTTATTAGATGTACTAGCACTTACATCACCGATATATAATATATCATCGTTAGATAATGTTGTAATTGCTGGTAAATCTGATACTTTGGTATCTGCCATACAATTATTTATTATATAAACTAACCTTACCAACGTATAAAATCTACCATTAATGACAAAAAAAGCCGATCCTTTCGGATCGGCTTGATTTTAAGGTATTTTAATTAACTTACTAATTCGTTAAAATCAGTACCTGTTCTTGTCGCGTAAAAATTAACTAATATAAATTCTGCTGCTCTAACAGGCTTTAGATATATATCAACAACTAGCTCATTTTGATCAATAACATCTGGTGTATTATTTCTTTCATCACAAACTAGTAAATAATCATATAAACCTTCTGTATTTTTAGCATTCTCAAACAACGGTGTTAATGTATTGATAACCCGTGTTCTTGTAAGTAATGTATTAGGTTCAAATATATAGAATTTAGTCGATTGTCTAGTTGCTTTTTCAAGATATAAGAATAATCTACGTACATTAATTCTATCAAAAGCACTAGGTAATTTTTGCATCGTCTTTTGACCAAAAATCGTAAACCCTTCTCCTGGGAAGAATGCTACTGGATTAACACCAACCTTGTAAAGCTGATCTCTTTGTTTTTGTGTCGGAAATAATGCTAAATCACTTGCTCCTGCTACCCTACCTCTGGTAAAGCCAGCTGGTGCAAACCATGGTTGGAAATTAGCATCTGTATTTGCCATTGCTTGAGCTGCAAATCCTGAGAACGGTGTATAAACTAGATTATCTAGATATGTATCAAACGTTCTAACCCATTGTGCATATTGTGCAACGTAATTACTATTAACTCTACTAGCAAAAGCTTTAATTGGATTTAATACATCTCTTGAAAAGTTCTTATTTGGATCTTGCAATGTAAGAAAATCTTCACCTTCAACAAATAAGTTTCTCGGTAAATCAGAAATATATATATGATCTTTTCTTCTAAATTCAGCAAATTGTGTGAATCTATCTGTAATCTCCTTCCAATATGAAATGTATTCTCTTGCTCCTGTATCTGTTATATTAGATATGTTAGATTCTCTAAGACCTGATATAGCTGGTACCGATGCTGTATCATCGAATTCTGAACTTAATATTTGACTATTTGCAAAGATCGTCGATAAACCACCATCAACTGTAATATCGATATCAAATATTTCAACATTTTCAACCGAATCAAGTAATCTATCAATCTTACTTGGAACAGAACCTATAATCTTAGATTTTAGATTTGAATTGCTAAATACACCGATTGGGTATAGATTATCAGCTTTACCTATAATATCATTTGCAGCTAATATATTAGTTCTAAGAGTTGCAATGGTTCCAACAAACCCTGGACCTGCATATTCTGCAGATAATGAATTAAATGTATCTGTATCAAGATTAGTTTTTGCTAATCTAATCTTATTAGTTGGTAAACCATCTGTATTGAGATAAGTTTCACCATTCTTATTAGAAAGATTTTCATTAATTAAGATACTAATGTTTGGTGATTCACCTTCTGATGTCTCCATAAAGAAACTAATTGGTGTACCACCTTGTTGAGAATTCTGTTGTCTATGAAAATCAAATGAACCAACATAACTTTCAGTTAAAACATTAGTTAATTTAATAACATCTGGTGTAAATGGTGATTGTCTTAATTTAAACAATCCAATTGAAAGTGTATCATCAAAAGATCTACTAGAAATATCAAATTCACTTAAATTTTCCATTATTTCTGAAACACTATCATTGTCTTGACCAAATGTTATAGTAGAATTATCACTTATAGAAGATAAAGAGAAATCTAATCTAGATGCTGGTAATGAAGTGTAATCTGTTGTTGTGGTTGCAGAAGCTGTTATGGTATAAGCATTCTGAATACCATCAAAATCTGTTGCAGGGTTTAAATTTGTATTATCAACTGCTCCGATGTAAAATCCTTCAAATCTCTGATCAACTGTTGTACGACCTTTATTAAGAACAATCATACCAGCTTTGCCGATACTAGCATATGTAGATACATCTGTTGCATCACCAAAATCCTTATCCCACGCAAATCCATTTGACTGTAATATATTATTATATTGAGTCAATGTTAACTCGTGATGTACTGGCTCACCTAAAATATAAGTAGCTGATGATTCTTGATATGATGTTAACATTGAACCATCCATATTGTTAACACCTGTAATTGGATATACCAAAGCACTGTAATTATTACCGAAGCCTACACCGGCATCTGTACCATACGGTAATCTATAAGCAATAACATTTGCTGGTGAGTTAAATAAAGGTTTAACCGTACCATAAAAGTATCTTTCAGCTGGTGTGGTTGGTATACCGTAAATTGATTCAAATTCACCTAAACTTGTTACTTGAATTATTTCATCAGTTGGTCCTTTATCAGCAAAACCGGTAACAAGTATGTTAGTACCGGATGGTATTGCTGCACGTTGTGATCTGTCAAATTCTTTAATTTCAACACCTGGGCTTTGAATGGTTCTCATATATTATTATTTATATTTCCGCGGAGCTAATATTGAACTATTCAGTATTTTTTTATCAAACAAGGCCAGGTGATTTAATAAATAATAATAATATGCGTATTAATTTAAATAGTATCGATAAAGGTCGCAAAGGTGTGTACAAGATTATATCAAAAGATAAAAAATACATCTATATTGGAAGTTCATGTGGAAAAACTGGTTTCGGTGGTAGATACAACACATATCAATGGCGTTTAAAACACAATAAATGTCATAATAAAAAAATACAGAACATATACAACAAACATGGTCATGATTATTTGATTTTTGAATGTATCGAATTTATAGACAATAAAACGAACGCAGAAATTCACAATAGAGAAGAAGAACTCATTGAACAATATATGAATGAGCAGCAATTTATTTTACTGAATTTTACAACAGATGCTCGCGGTGGTGCAGGGTGGAGACAGTTTAAAACAAAAGACGAACTTAAAAAAATCGATGCTAAAAAAAGACTTGCACCGTCTAAACAAATATTAAGAAATATTAGACATAGTAAAACGTTAAAAGCAAAACCACCGTTTCAAAAACAACAAAAGATAGAAAAACATATCGAAACATTTTATAAAAACAGAGAGAAACACAAAAACTATAAACCTTTCAAAATAGTATTTAATATACCTAATGAGTATGATACATATACCGAGTCATATACTAGTGAATCAGATTTTTTCAATAAAACAAAATTTGAGGAATCTATTTTACGAAAATTAAAAAATAAAAAAACCCATACAGTTAAAAGAGTATTAAAAAATACGAAGCATACATACCCGACCGGGACTGTTTTAGAGTACTACAGTAATTCTACATTTAATTGTGAAAAACCGAATTCAAATGTAGTTTCTATCTCATCTGCAGATCTATAATTAAAATCAATGTTACCTAGAGATACCGGGAATGCATTTTTATATAAAAATTTAATTATATTATTATCAAATTCATCTTTACCATATAATGTAATATCTGCTTGGTATTGCACTGGTGGACCATCACTAACATTGAAATTTTTATTAGCTGTTGCAATGTTTGGAGTGTTTAATAAATTTTGACCATCATAGCTTGATGATTTTTCATCATTTAGTAAATTTAGCCATTTACATAAAACCCAGTAATTATTAAACAAACTATCAACAGTAAAATTAACAACCAGATTATCATATACGGGTCTTGTATGGGATGATATTTTATAAAACTGACCAGCATATCCTTGTTCAATTGCTGGTACCACAATTTTTGGTGTTACAGCACCGTATACTGAAAATTGTAATGAATCTTCTATTATCGATGTATTTCCTCTAGCATCTAAGTTATTAGAACTAATTTCTTTTAAAACTTCAGGTAAGGTAAAGACTAAAAGAAATTTATCTAACCTACCTTTATTTAATTGTGATTGATTTACATTTGCCATAATTTATATCCTTGATTAATTAAATTACCCATATCATTATTTACTTGTTCAGCATTGCCTATTATAACAGGTAAAGTCGGTGTATAGCCGGTATCTTTTTCATTAGTATACATTGAAGTTGGGTCTATAAAATATTTAATACCGTAATCAAATTGCTGTAACTCTAAAGGACGATTATTTAAATCATATTTAACGACATCAAAATATGTTGTAACTATATCATCTATAAGGATTATCAAATTCCACATCATCGATGTTACTCTATCATCATGTTTCCCTTTCCTAGCACTCCATGTACCATTTGGATGTTTCGTAAAGTCCTTTAATTCTTTAACCAGATGTATATCGTTTATCTTCACCGCTTCAAGTTC